CATACATAACCCCAAAAACTTATTATCCAAATGTCTAATTTTTCAAAAGGTAAACACGCACAATTTATATCAGATCGATCTGGTATGGCTTTTCCTTATAAAGAAATGGTTAAAGAATGGAATGGTTCTAGAGTACATACTTCTGAATTTGAACCTAAACAGCCACAATTACAGCCTAAACCACATGGAGCTGATCCTCAAGGTTTACCAATGGCAAAACCTGATAGAACAGAGCCAGCTACAGAAAATATGTTATCGGGAAATCCGTTTAATATTACATCTGGAAGCACTACAATTACTGTTACAGAGCTTAGTCATGGCAGAACTACAGGAAACACTGTTGTATTTAGAAACGTGGATGGATCACCAGGTGGATTAGCATATACAGTATTTGAAAATTCATCAGGATTTAGTATAACTGTAACAGGAACAGATAATTATACGTTTACATTAGGGTCAACTCCTACTGTAACGGAAAGAGCAGGAGGAATGTTTGTAACGGCAGGGCCGGTAACATTAACACCATAATGGCAGGAATAAGTTATAGCACATTAATTACACAAATTAGAAACTACACAGAAGTAGACTCTAATGTTTTAACATCAGATCAATTAGAAAATATAATTCTAAATGCACAATATAGAATTATGCGTGATGCTCCTATTGATGCTGACAGAAAACAACAATCAGGAAATATGGTTACAGGTCAAGAAACAATAAACGCTCCGGGAGGATGTTTATTTATTAGAGGTATACAAGTTTACGACTCAACTTCAGCTATAACAGGTAATAATAGATGGTTAGAAAAGAAAGACATTACATATCTACAAGAATATGTTCCGTCTACAGAAAGCTCTTCTAGAGGACAGCCTAAATATTATGCTATGTTTGGAGGCGCTACTGGAGATGGAGATACAAATTCAGGCAGAATAATGTTTGGTCCTGTGCCTGATACTACATACAAATTTAGGGTTCATTTCAACAAAATGCCAGCTACTTTGGCCTCAGATAATACTACTAATTATATCAGTCTAAATTTCCCTAACGGCTTATTATATTGCTGTTTGGCGGAGACATATGCTTTTTTAAAAGGTCCACAAGATATGTTGACACTATATGAAAATAAGTATAAACAAGAACTAGATAAGTTTGGTGTAGAGCAACTTGGCAGAAGAAGAAGAGATGACTACACTGATGGTGCTGTTAGAATAACAATACCGTCAACAAACCCGTAAAAATTAGGAGTTAAATTATGGCAATAACATCGGCAATAGCAACAAGTTTCAAAGTAGAAATCTTGAAAGGCGTTCACAATTTCACAGCATCATCTGGAAACACATTTAATCTAGCATTATACACAAGTGATGCATCTTTAGGTGCAGCTACTACAGCGTACACAACATCAAACGAAGTATCTGGATCTGGATACACTGCAAAAGGAAATGCACTCACAAGCGTAACTCCAGTTGCATCAAGCACAACTGCAGTTTGTGATTTCGCAGATACAAGTTTTACATCAGCTTCTTTCACGGCAAGAGGATGTATGATCTTTAATGATTCAGCATCAGGTGATCCAACAGTTTGTGTAATAGATTTTGGAAGTGATAAAACTGTAACAAGTGGAACTTTCACAATTCAATTTCCAACAGCAGACGCTTCAAACGCGATCATCAGAATAGCATAGGAGGCTAGCCTCTTATGTCGGCTCAGCAAACCTTTAATGTTACAGTAGCCTCGGGCACACTGTATATCACTGGTGGAACGGGTAATGTTTATTATATTGACGGCACAAGAAATGATCCGCTAGCAACTTGGGTACGAGGAGGAACAGCTAGATTCGATCAATCTGCTTCTTCAAATGATAACCACCCTTTACTATTTACAAACAATTTAGATGACGTTTCTGGTAACAGAATTACAACAGGCATAACTTATTATTTAGATGGAGCCGCAACTTTTTCTGATTGGACAAACTCATCAACTTTTAATAGCGCAACAACTCGTTACATAGAATTTACACCAGCTTCAAATTTAGGAATTACAGTAAACGCTCCTTATTTTTATTGTTACTATCATGGTATTGGAATGGGCGGTGCCTTAGCTTTAACTGCTACAGGATATGGTGCAGGCGCTTGGAGTAATGGTTTTTGGAATGAACAAAACAATAGCGAATTTGGTTTAACAGGTTTTGGATTAACATCTGGTGTTGGTGATGGAACTAATATGGGTGTGCCTCAAACTGGTTTTGGTGGAACTAATTGGAGTAATGGTGAGTGGGGTCAAGTCAATGATAATGGAGCAATTCTTACAGGTTTTGGATTAACATCATCACTCAATGCAGATGGAGTATTATCTTTTCAATCAGCTGGTTGGGGTAGAAATACTTGGAATGATGGACCATACGGAGAAAGTAATGACCCTGTAGTAAGTATAACTGGATTTGGTTTAACTTCATCTGTTGGTGACGGAACTAATATGGGTGTTCCTCAAACAGGATGGGGTGGTCAAGAATGGAGCGTAGGAGAATGGGGCGCAGTAAATGATCAAGGTGTAGAATTAACAGGTCTATCAATGACATCGAGTGTCGGTGCATTAACAGAAGTATACAATGAAACTGGTTGGGGTCGTGATGGTTGGAGTGAAGAAGCTTGGGGTGAATCAAACGATGCACATGCAGAATTAACAGGTTTTGGATTACAAAGTGATTTAGGTAGCAACGCATGGGGATCTAAAGGTTGGAACAATAATTCTTGGGGTCTATTTGCATTAGACGAAGTTGCAAGTGTTATGGGACCAACAGGAGTTTCTGCAACAGGTTCAACTGGAACTTTAAGTTTTGAAATTGATGCTACATTTAGTTTAACAGGAGTTTCTGCGACTTCTTCTGTAGGAGCTGTTGAAGCAGCTGACGTAGTAAAACTAACAGGTCAATCTGCAACTTCTTCTGTAGGATCAGCAGTTATAGAAACAGCTTATGATATAACAGGTCTTTCTGCCACTGTTTCTTTAGGTGGAACGGATGAAACTTCAAACCCTATAATAATACCAACTGGACAAGCAATGACGTCAAGCGTAGGTTCTTTATCAGTTGCTGATATTATGGGCTTGACAGGGTTGTCTGCAACATTTAGTATAGGTACAGTAACAGTTGACACAAGTTTAGATTTAGCGTTAACTGGACAATCGGCAACGTCAAATGTAGCTGCTTTTGGAACCGCTTCAGGCTTTGGAATTCAAGCATATCAAAGTATTGACACAGGTTCTAATACAAGTTATACAGATGTTGCTTAAGCAAATTAGGAGATAAAACATGGCTTCAACATACACACCTTTAGGGGTAGAACTTCAGGCAACCGGTGAAAACGCGGGAACGTGGGGAACAAAAACAAACACAAACTTACAAATTTTTGAACAAATTTCTGGTGGATTTACACAGCAATCAATAGCAGGTGGTGCACAGACTACAACTTTATCAGTATCTGATGGATCAACTGGAGCTGTATTATCTCACAGAATGATTGAGTTTACAGGTACAATTACAGGAAACCAAGTTGTAACTATACCTTTAGATGTTCAAACTTTTTATTTTTTAAGAAATTCAACATCAGGTGCATACACAGTACAATTTAAATACGTGTCTGGATCTGGAGATTCATTTACATTTTCTGCAACAGACAAAGGTGATCAAATGGTATTTGCATCAGCGAGTGATGGAACTAATCCAAATATTGTTACTTTAGCTTTTGGTTCTGGTGATGGAGATGTAACACTTACTGGTACACAAACATTAACAAACAAAACTTTAACAGCACCAAAAATTGCAGATGCAGGTTTTATTGCAGATGCAAATGGAGCGGAGCAAGTAATATTTCAAACAACAGCTTCAGCAGTAAACGAAGTAGAAATTACAAATGCAGCTACAGGTAATGCACCAATCATAGGTTCAAGTGGAGAAACTAACGTAGACTTAAATCTAACTCCAAAAGGAATTGGGAGAGTTACATTAGGTGCAGGTAAAATTGAACAGCTAGCTGAAAAAGCTACAATATCTGCAACAGCAGCTACAGGTACAATTAACTATGATGTAGTTACACAAGCAGTTTTATATTACACATCTGCAGCGACAGGTAACTTTACAGTTAATCTTAGAGGAGATGGATCAAACACATTAAACTCTATTATGGATACAGGTGAATCAATTACTGTTGCTTTCTTAGTAACATGTACAGGATCAGCTTATTACAATAACGCAGTAACTATTGATGGATCTTCAGTAACACCAGAGTGGCAGGGCGGAACAGCTCCCTCTGGCGGTAATGCAAACTCCATCGATGTGTATACGTATACTATTTTTAAAACTGGTGATGCTGCATTCACAGCATTAGCAGCGCAAACGCAGTTCGCGTAATAACATAGGAGGAGAAAGAGAATGCCAGTACTAGGAACATTCGCAGCAGCATCAAGAGGAGGCTTCGGAGGACGAGGCGGACTAGGTGCACCTTATGACATAACAGGTTTTTTTGTCGCTGGTGGCGGCGGCGGTGGAATTGGCGGCGGCGGTGGCGGCGGTTTACGTTCAGACACAATCACTCTTTATAAAGGAGGAGTTTATACAATAACTGTCGGATTAGGAGGATCTGGTGCAACAGGAGCATCACCTGCTACAAGTCCAGACGTAAGTCCTCTCCAAGGCGGATCTTCATCAATTGCAGGACCAAAATTAACTACTTTCGAATCAGCCGGTGGCGGCGCAGGAGGAGGTGGAACAACACAAAATGGAAGACCAGGAGGTGCAGGCGGTGGCGCTTGGAACTCCGGAACAATTGGAACTGGTAACACTCCATCTGTATCACCATCACAAGGAGCTAACGGCGGAGGCCCTGGTGGATATACCGGCGGTCACGGAGGCGGTGGCGGCGGACCATCTGGAGCAACAGGATCAAATGGATCAAACTATTCAGGAGCTGCTGGAGGCAGCGGAACAGGTTCTCCACTTTCAGGAACAAGCACTACATATAGTGGTGGCGGATCTGGTGGCGGTAGAGCTAACCCAGGAACACACAACGCAAACACATCATCAGCGGCAGGCGGCGGAGGTGCTGGATCAGATAGTGCACCAGGCGGAAGCGGAACTGATGGATTAGGCGGAGGCGGAGGTGGCCAAACTGGTCAAAGAAATACGCCTTTTGCTGGCGGACCTGGCGGAGACGGAGTTTCAATTTTAAGAATACCCACTGCTAACTACACAGGCGTAGTAACAGGAAGTCCAGCAGTATCAACTAGTGGTAGTACAACAATTGTAAAATACACAGGGACAGGAACTTACAAAGCATAATTATGGCTAGATATTGGGCGAATATAAACGAAGCTAACATGGTAGAAAAAATTGAAAGAGTCGAAGGCTTTGAAGGCAAAGCTGATTCTGAATGCATAGACTTTGTAAAAGCTCTTAATAAAAATACTGATAATTGGATTGAATGCTACAAAGAATCTGACAATAATCCTAGAGGTAATTACCCATCTGTTGGTTATGTGTATTTATCAACAGAAAATGTTTTTATGCCTCAAAAACCATTTCCTTCTTGGACTTTATCTTCTGATAATAAAACATGGGACCCACCAGTTGCAAAACCAGCTGACCCTTCTTGGACACCAGACGCAGAGATGACAGCAGAAGAATTAGCTGCTGCTGAAAAAATCTGGGCTTGGGATGAAGACTCTCAATCTTGGGTCTAACCATTGAATCTTATTAATTTTTAAAGTATAATCATTGTCATAGAAATTATGACAGGAAAAATAATAGATTTATTTCCAATACCTATTTATCAATCTTTAACAGGTATAAAATTTAATCGTGAACAATTAAGATATGTTGGACTTAAATATAAAGATAAAAATCCACTAGATTTAAAATTATTTAAAAACTTAAAAACATCTTTTGAGAATGCTTGTAAAAATTGTTTAGATAAAACTTTTTTAATAGACCCCATGATTAATATTAAAATAACAAACTCAAAATTTGATTATTGTTTGAATGGATATAATAATATTGAAAAAAAATATAATAGTTATTTAACAGGTGTTTATTGTTTTCAATCATCTAAGAAAGATGAAATTACTTTTGAAAAAGGTTTATATTCTCAAATAAAAATAAAGCCTACAACAAACACACGATATAATTCTTATAGTTGGAAGTTTGATTTGAGACCAGGAGATTTACATTTGTTTCCATCTTGGTTAGATTATGATTTTAATGAAAGAAAAAAACAAGTAGATGATAGAATACTTATAGTTTTTAACACTTACATCACAAATATAGGCGATGAAAAATTTATGAAACTAATGATATCTTTAGATGACAAGAAGGAACTGATTATAGTATGAAATGGAGAATACAAAGTTTATTTTCTACTGCTCTGTATGTAGATAAATTAGATTTTAAATTTAATAAAAAACAATTTAAATATATTAAAACTTGTGAGAGAAAAGAAAATACACATAACGTATCAAGTTTGAATAGCTATGTTTTAAATTTAGATACGTTTAAAAATTTAAAAAAGAAAATAGAAGAGAAAGTAGCACATTATTTATTAAAAATAGACTTTGCACCTCTTGACACTGAATTTTTTATAACGCAATCCTGGTTTAATTATACTAAAGAAAAACAAGCACATCACGAACATGAACATCCCAATAGTTATTTATCTGGTGTTTACTACATAGATGCTAATAAAAAATTAGACAGTATTATGTTTTCAAATAAAAGATATACCGGACAAATTTCATTACCAGCTACACAGTATAATGATTATAATTCTAAATCATATAAGTTATCTGTATCTACAGATGATATTATTTTATTTCCCTCTTCAACAACACATAGAGTAGATACTAAAAAAGGAAAGAACGAAAGATTAAGCCTGGCTTTTAATGTTTTTATTAAAGGTAATTTAGGCGATGAATATGAATTATGGAAATTAAAAATTTAAAATTTGAAACTAATATATACACTACAACTATTAAATTAAGTAAAAAATTTTTATCTTTGTTTGAAGATATGCACTTGGAAGAACGTGAAGAAAATAAAAATAATTTTTATAAAAAACAATTTGAAGATACAATTAAACAACAAGATATTTATGATTATATAAGCCCTGCCATTACTAAAATAGTAAAAGCTAGTTTTAAATTAGATTCTTGGTGGGTTCAAAAGTATGCACCGGGTGACTCTCATATGATACACACACATGGAGCAGCACCTAATCTAAAATCTTTTGTTCTTTATTTAAAATGTAGTAAGGACTCTTCTAATATTGTATTTTATCAACCAGGATTTCCTTTGTTAGAAGAACAAAAACCTCATTGTGTAAAACCACATAAGGGGTTGCTAATTGTTTTTCCTTCGTATATACCTCATCAAGTTTTAAGAAATAAAGATAATGAAAGATTAATACTATCAGGAAATATTTATCATGGATAAAAAATTTTTTTATGTATCCTCAGTACCTAAATCAGGTCAAACTATATTAGCTTCTTTATTACATCAAAATAAAGATATCTGTTTTACACCTAGATCTATAGTTTTGCAAATGATCTGGGAACTAGCACAGATAAAAACTTATAGTATTCTTTATCGAAACTTTCCTGCTGCCGAAGCTTTTGATTATGCCGTGTTTAATATGTTTAAAAATTATTATGATAAACTTACAGATGCTAAATACATTTTAGATAGAGGTCCTTGGGCAGAGCCTTATAATAGAAATCTATTATCTTTCTTAGAAGATAAACCTAAATTTATAATTATATACAGACCAATTTTACAAAGCTTAGCTGCTTTAATGAAAGTAGAAAAACCAAATTTAAGTTGCTCTGTTTATAAAAGATGTATGAGTCTTATGTCACCAGGTGGTGATGTACATTGTTCTTTAAAATCTATAAAAGAGATTATTAGAAACAAAGAAGATCACATAATAATTCATTACAAAGATATAGTAACAGATCCCGTTGCTACAGTTAAAAAAATATATAATTATCTTGGTTTAGAATTTAAAGGAGTTAGAACGACTAATTTAGATCCGTATGAAATTAAAGGTATAAAATACCGCGATCATTTATTCGATTTGATTCCTCATCAAAACTTACACACACTTAGAACAGATAAGATAGATCCTAACGTAGAGATTGATGTTGAAAAACATTTACCTAAAGACATTATAGAGATGTTTAAAAATAGTGATGTTTTATAAACATGCACATAAATATCATAGATAATTATTTTAATAGAGAAGAGTGTAATCAACTTATAGAATTGTATAGTAGATTTAAATATTTAGCAGAACCTTTCTACAATGTAATACCTTTAAAAGTAAAAGACTTACTACCTAAAAAATTTATTACTAAAATAAATAAGACAACTACTTTAATAAATAAATCTAAGATAGATTGGATTGAAGTTGTTAAATGGCCTTTAGGGTCATATAAGGAGCTACACTACGACTGCCAGAAAGACACAACTAAGTTAAGTTCTATCACTTTTTTAAATGACGACTATGAAGGTGGAGAGCTATATTTTAAAGATGAGACTGTGATTAAACCTAGAGTGGGCAGAGCAGTCTTCTTTGATGGTAACTTTTATGAGCACGGTGTTAATAAAGTAAATAAAAAAATAAGATGGCAGCTAACAGGATTTTATGAATAGCATTACAATAGTAGGTGGAGGAACAGCAGGTCTTATTACTGCGTTAATCTTAAAAAAAAGATTAGACGTAAAGATACAAGCTATAGTTCCTAGCAACATAGGTATTATTGGAGTAGGTGAAGGATCTACAGAACACTTTGATGATTTTAGACAACACTTACATTTAGATGTTAAAGACGTGTTGCGAGAAACAAAGGGCACATTAAAGTCAGGTATTATGTTTGAAGATTGGACTAATAAACATTCTCGTTACCTACATCACATACACAGCATGTGGAATATAAAATTAGGACTTAGTGCTAGAAATTATGAATACCTAATGATTAATAATAAAGGCGCTAGTTGTTTTGCACCTATGACTCTTTTTCATAATGAAGTAGGACTAGAACCATCAGATAGACTTGTTCAATATCATTTTAATACATTTAAATTAAATGAATACTTAATTAAACTTTGCAAAGAAAATAATATAAATATTATTGATGATGAAATTGTAGATGTAAATTTAAATGATAAAGGAATAAAAGAATTAAAAGGTAAAAAGAAAACATATAAGAGTTCTTTTTATATTGACTGTACAGGATTTAAAAAATTATTAATTAGTAAGTTAGGAGCTAAGTGGCAATCTTATTCTAAATATTTAAAAACAAATTCTGCAATAGCTTTTCCTACAGGAGATCAAGAAGACTATAATATTTGGACATTAGCTAAAGCTATGAAGTATGGTTGGATGTGGCAGATACCAACCTATGGTAGAACAGGCAATGGTTATGTATACAGTGATCAGTACACAAATAAAGAAGAAGCAAAAAAAGAAATAGAAAAACTATTAGGTAAAAAGATAGAGATAGCAAAACATATTAAATATGATCCAGGGGCTTTAGATAAACCATGGATAAAAAATTGTGTTGCTGTTGGTCTGTGTGCAAATTTTGTAGAACCATTAGAAGCGACATCTATAGGAACTACAATACAACAAGCTTTTCTTTTGATGCAATATCTAGAAAATTATAATCAACAATCTATCAATATCTACAATAAACAAGTTTCTACTGTAATGGAAAACGTAAGAGACTTTATACAGCTTCATTATATTAATGATAAAAAAACTACAAATTTTTGGAAAGATGTTAACAAGGTAGAACCATCAGATACACTAAAACAATATATGCACGTATGGAAATCAGGTAGATTACTAAAATCTACAGACATGGAATCTATTGGTCATTATAATTTATTCACATTATTTAAAGAAGATAATTTTAATTTGATAGCTTATTTTAATGGTTTAATAGATACTAAATTATTGAGAAATTCATACAACATAGTCAATAAAAATTTAAAAAGATATTGGTTGGAAAATCGTATAGAAGGTGATATGTTATGGCGTAATACGGACAGAACAAGAAAGATGTCACATAAAAAATATATACAGGAGATACATGATAAAAATTAAAAAGAACTTTCTAAGCTCAAAAGACTATAAAGATTTATTTAAAATAATATCTGGTAATCAGTTTCCATACTATGCGATGCCTTATCAAACCAAGCATACAAAAACTAAAAATAAACAAGAACATTTATTACAACACATCTTAATGAGCGGTGAACAAATAAATAGTGATTGGTTTAGAAAGATAGTAATACCTTTTGCTTTAGAACTAAAGCTAGAAAAAATGATATACGCACGTTTGAATTTAACTATTAATCAAAATAAAGCACATGCTAGTTCTTGGCACACAGATTTTAAAGTAACTAAAGAAGAAAAGTCAAGAGCAGTTACAGCAATTTATTATTTTAATACCTGTAACGGAGCAACTGAAATAAAGGGACACAAAAAAATTAAGTCATTAAAAAATCAAATGATTATATTTCCAAGCAAATTACCTCACAGAGCAATACAACAAACAGACACTACTTTTAGGTGGGTTTTAAACTTTGGGTATATATCTAGATGAAGGAAATAAAAAAAGTAGTTATTGTTGGTGGTGGTTCTTCGGCTATGTTAGCTACCGCATTTATTTCTAATAACACTAATTATGAAATAACAGTGATTGATAAACCAGGTGGTTCACCTATTGGTGTGGGTGAAGCTACACTACTTAATTTTAAACCTTTTATGGATTCATGTGGTTTTAATTTTAAAGAATGGTTTGATGCATGTGATGCTACATATAAAACAGGTATTTTATTTCCTGGTTGGACATCTAAGAAAGAGGTATGGCATCCTTTTATAATGCACCCTTATGAAAATACACCAATAGAAAACTTTGATAAAAATAATGATAACGGTTTTCATATAGATTGTATAAAACTAGCAAAATTTATAAAAGAAAAAATTAAACACAAAGTAACTTTTATAGAAGATACTGTTCAGTTTCAGTCAGAAAATTATGTTCAGTGCGAAAATAATAAAATTTATGCTGATGTATTTATTGACTGTACAGGATTTAAATCCTTACTTCATCAGACCGACAAAGTAGATCTTTCTAAAAGATTGATCTGTGATACAGCGATTGCTGGGCATGTCGAATATGAAAACGAAGAAGAAAAAAGAAAGTATGTAATATGTGAGGCTGTATCTTGTGGTTGGATATGGAAGATACCTGTAAGACATAGAATAGGAACAGGTATAGTATTTAATAGAAGAATAACATCAGTTGAAGAAGCTGCAATGGTATTTACGAATCATTGGAAAGATAGGGTTAAAATAAGAAAAACAATTGATTGGACTCCATACTACAAATTAAAACCGTGGAAAAATAATGTTATAGCCATAGGCTTATCAGCTGGTTTTATAGAGCCGTTAGAAAGCACAGGTTTAGCATTAGCTATGGAAGGTGCTTATCAGTTTGTTGTATTAACAGAATCAGGATATATGAAACAGTCAACTAGATCTTTGTATAATTCTATACTGACATCTTTCTTTGAAGAATCTATAGATTTTGTTGCAATGCATTATTTAATAAATGAAAGAAAAGAAAAAATCTGGCAAGAAGGTAGAAGATTAAAAAAACCAATTCAAATAGATTATTATAATAAGAGATTAAAAGATCCTTTACATTATAAGGATAGCCAGTACAGTTTTTTTGGAGGTAGTAATTGGGTAACATGGTTAAGACAAACATAATGGACTATGTTTTCGTTACCAACGATATTGGTAAAGAAGACTGTCAATTTATAATCGAAGATCTTAAGAACAAAGAAAAGCTAAAGCATCATTGGTACGACAATATAACTAAGAATAGATACTCAAATGCAACTGCAGAACCAGATGTCTATTTCGCTAATGAAATACATAGTCAACTTCTATTGCCTATTGTTAAGCAAGCTATTGAAAAATACGAAAAACAAAATGTTCCTAAATTTGCTAGAAGAATGATAGATAGAATTTCTAATATTAGATTTAATTTTTACAACAAAAAATCTACTATGAGAGAACATATAGATAATATTCAAAGTATATTTGATGGAAAAGAGAAAGGTATACCTATGTTATCAATAGTAGGTCTGTTGAATGATGATTACAAAGGTGGCGAATTTTTGATGCAGGATAAATTGATACCCTTAAAAGCAGGAGATATACTAATTTTTCCCTCTTCCTTTTTATACCCACATACTGTACAACATGTAAAAAAGGGTGTTAGGCACTCGTTTGTCTGCTGGGCATATTAAACTTTAATTTTTATATAAACTCAGTATAATGGAGGATTATGGCATTACAAAAAGTACAGTTCTTACCTGGATTCAATAAACAAATTACGGATACTCAAGCTGAAGGCCAATGGGTAGATGGCGATAACGTTAGATTTAGATATGGCACACCTGAAAAAATAGGTGGTTGGCAACAATTGGGTAATAATAAATTAACAGGTGCAGCTAGAGCCATGCATCATATCGTAAATAGAAGCGGTCAAAAGTTTTCAATTATAGGTACAAACAGAGTTTTATACGCTTACTCAGGAGGTGTATTCTACGACATACATCCTATTAGAGCTACAGCCACACTTACCAGCGCATTCACTACAACCAATGGATCAGCTGTAGTTACTATAACTTTTTCTTCTGGTCATAGTCTTTCACCTGGAGACATAATATTGTTAGATAACTTTAGCACTATTACAGGATCTAATTTTGGTGCATCTGATTTTGACGACAAAAAATTTATGGTGACATCTACACCAACAAACTTAACAATAACAATTACAATGCCCTCAAATGAAACGGGATCAGGTGCTACAACATCAGGTGGTATTAGAGTTCAATCTTACTATTCAGTTGGACCGGCAGAACAGCTACCAGGTTTTGGTTGGGGTCTAGCTTCTTTTGGTGGTACAGTTGCTAATGCACTTACAACAACTTTGAACGGAGCAATCGATGCTTCTACAACAACCATTGTTTTAACAAGCGTTGTTAACTTTCCGTCAACAGGTACAAACCACATACAAATAGATTCAGAAGAAATATCTTATACTGGAATCTCAGGTAACACATTAACAGGCGTGACTCGAGCAGCGAGAGGCACAACAGCAGCATCTCATTCTGATGGTGCAACGATTACAAACACATCTGACTTCGTAGCGTGGGGCGAAGCAGCATCAGGAGATCTAGTAATTGATCCAGGTCTTTGGTCGATAGATAACTTTGGTGGTAAAATTATAGCACTGATACATAACGGACAAGTTTTTGAATGGGATTCAAATGCAGCGAATGCAACAACAACGAGAGCCACAATTATATCGGGCGCTCCAACTGCATCAAGAGATATGATTGTATCTACACCAGATAGACACTTAGTATTTTTTGGAACAGAAACTACGATAGGAACACCAAGCACACAAGATGAAATGTTTATAAGATTCTCTAACCAAGAGGATATTAACACCTACACACCTACAGCTACTAATACTGCTGGTACACAGAGACTGGCTGACGGATCTAGAATTATGGGAGCCGTTAGAGGTCGTGATGCAATTTACGTTTGGACTGACACTGCTTTATTTACACAAAGATTTATTGGACCACCTTTTACATTTGGTTTTGCACAGGTAGGTACAAACTGTGGACTAATAGGACAGAACGCTGCTGTAGAAGTAGATGGTGCTGCTTACTGGTTTTCAGAAAATGGTTTCTTTAAATATGCAGGTGCCCTACAATCATTACCATGTTTAGTAGAGGACTTCGTTTACAATGATTTAAATACTACAGCTAATCAACTTATTAACGCAGGGTTAAATAACTTGTTTGGTGAAATTAATTGGTTCTACTCTTCTTCTGGTGCAACAGTTATTGATAGATGTGTAACTTATAATTATGTTGAGTCCACACCTCAAAGACCTGTTTGGACTACGAGCACATTAGATAGAACAACATGGCAAGACTCCGCTGTATTTGGTAAACCACATGCTACAGATTATGATGCTGGTTCTAACAACTCTTATGATGTTGTTGGCAATACAGATGGATGCACAATCTATTACGAGCATGAGACTGGCACAGATCAAGTTACTACTACAGCTACAACAGCAATAACTTCTAATATAGAGTCTGGAGACTTTGATATTAGTCAAGGAGGTGATGGTGAGTTCTTTGCAAAGATTAGAAGATTTATACCAGACTTTGTATCTCAAACTGGCAATACACAAATTACATTACAATTAAGAAATTATTCTAATGATGCACAAGCAAGTTCTGCTCTTGGACCTTTTACGATTAGTTCTTCAACAACCAAAGTTGACACTAGAGCTAGAGCCAGAGCTGTGTCTTTAAAAGTAGCAAATACAGCTTCACAACAGAATTGGAAACTTGGTGGATTTAGATTAGATATACAACCAGATGGTAGAAGATAATGGCAAAGATAGTACAAATATTAACACGACCTGCTAGAGAATATAGTCAAGATGTTGCTGATGCTCAGGTGAGAGATCTTGATAGTATAATACAAAAATTAAATACAACATATCAACAAGAACTAAAGGATGAAGTTGACGCTCAAAACTTCTTTATTAATTAATGTCAAATAGTTTCGTAAATGCAAAAGTAGATTTAACAACAACTGACGACACAACGTTGTACACAACTCCAAGTGCTAACGTTGCTTTAGTTAAATCTTTATTAATATCAAATGATGCGGGATCTGCCTGTAATATAACTGTTACATTGACAGATGCTTCTGGTAATGTGTTTAGCTTATTCAAAACAAAAGCAATAGACACAAATACAACAACCGAACTTTTAACTCATCCTCTTGTAGTAGAGGAAAGTGAGATACTAAAGGTACAAGCTAGTGACGCGAACGAGCTGCACGTTATAGCTTCTATATTACAAATACAGCCAAGAGAGGTAACAACATAATGACAATAACAGTAATAAAACCAAAAGATATAATAGAGAAAATAACCAACAAAAAAACAGGTGAAGTCTATACGAACGAAGATGACTGGAAGGCAAAAAACGTGCCAGAAGACGATATTCAAAGGGACGTAACAGTCGTAATGCCAAGCCTTGATTTATTTCCAAAAACCAAGTAAAGTGGAAGTTACAGGATATAAAGCCTGCCTTAACAATTTAGCTAAATTATGACAATATCAAGAGGACAGATGAATAGACAATTATACATGGGCGGTGGTATTATGGATGTTGTGCCAAGAGAACCAGCCTTATTCGGTGGTATTAAAAGAGCTGTAAAGAAAGCAACTAACACTGTAAAGAAAATAGTAAAGTCTCCAATAGGTAAAGCCGCAACAGCTTACGCTTTAACAGCGGGTTTAGGATCTTTAGGAGCAGGTAAAGGACTTGGTAGTTTAGGTCAACTATCAACATATGCACCATCAACTGTTGGTGCTAATTTAGGAGCAGCTTTTTTTGGAACTCCCGTTCTAGCAGGAGACGACCTGACTGGCGTTGGTGGAACAAAAGGTATTCTTAATAAATTAGGTCTTACTTCAGGATTTGGAATAAAAGAATTAGCACCTGGGTTTATGAAAAGTGGAATAGCTAAAGGAATAGGACTTGCTGGATTGACTACATTTTTAACAAAGTCATTTGGTATGCCAAAAGAAGAAGCGGAAAGTGTATTATCTGACCCTGGAGAAAAAGAAAAGTATTTAAGATTGTATTACACAAACTTAAATAAGAACGCTACTGATGCAGAAGTAGAAGAGTTTGTAAGAAACAATTTAGCTGGCGGTGGTAGAATAGGTTTTGATAATGGTTCACCAGGAATAGATAGAGAAACAATAATGGATTTACTTGAGCAAAAAGAAAAATTTAGAGATCTAGATCCTAATTTTATAGTACCAGAACCAGAGCAGTCACCAGACGCAACACCAATACCAGAAGGTATGATGATTAATCCATTACAAACAATGGAATTTAGAGATTCAAATAGAAATGGTATTGAAGATAGAAGAGAGGGAATTTATCTGGAAAGAGATTTTATCCCTAAAAAAGATCCTGAAGAGTTTGAATTAGATAAGTTTAGAAAATACTTTGAGGACACAAAAGAATTTAGAGAAGTACCTAGAAAAAACGAAGCTAAAGGAACAGGTGATCCTCAAGAAGGTATTAATAGTCTAAAACCTTTAGCAGATGAACAAGCAAGAGGCGGTTCTACTCTTACTTTAATGGATGGCACTGAAGTTTTTATTCCTACTGGAGCATATAGAAACGGCACTTTAGCAGATATAATTTATTCAAGCACTAAAGGTGATTTATTAAGAGAAGATATTTTAGGAAAGATGCTTTTTTCAAAAGGCGGTAGAGTAGATTATGCTGAAGGAACTGATGATGAATTTCCTTTAGGTGACCCAACAGCACCTGTAAATCCTTTTGGACCAAAACCAATTGGACCTGTATTACCGGATAAAATGATGGCATCTAATATAGAGAACGATAAAATTTTAGAAGCTCTTTTTGAAAAATACATAGACATGGGACTATCTCCTAAAGATGCAGCAGAAAAAGCAATGGAAGAGTTTGACAAAATGAGTATGATGGAAACAGAAGGAAGAGGCCTAGCAGCTATGGGTGGTAGAATGAATTACGGTATGGGAAGTGAGGATAAAGTAGATTTGCAAGAAATGCTTAATGCAGAACCTCCATTTGACGCAAAAGAGTATACTGGAAGAGGTGCTGATTATAAAAAATCTCCTTTAGCAATCCCTGATGATTTTTTAAAAAAATTAATAAAATATCTTAGAAAAAATCAAGCAGATGGCGGTATTATGAACAGAGCTGGATACGCATTAGGTGGTGGAGACACTGCTAGCGATAACGCTATGCAAGCAGCGAGCGTCGAGGGTCTACCTGTAAGACAAAATCCTAAAGGTATAAAAGAACTAGATTTAAGAGATAATGGTGGATTTATACCACCAGTTGGGATAAAAGAAAAAGAAGATGACATTCCAGCAATGTTATCAAACAACGAATTTGTTTTTACAGCAGACGCTGTTAGAGGTATGGGCGACGGTAATGTCAATGTAGGCGCTCAAAGGATGTATGACATGATGAAAAAATTAGAAGCAGGAGGAAGAGTATAATGGCCACAACAGATTACACACAAACAGCATCACCCTTTATAGAAGCAGCAGGTAAAAATTATTTAAACGAATTAACTTCTGCAATAGGTGATTTTAAAGCTACCGATCTTTCTGGTATTATGGGTCGACAGTTTATTGCTGGCGCTGATCCATTAAGTACACAAGCAGAAGCTTTAGCTCCTGGTTTAGCTGGTTATCAACCTTTCTTAACGCAAGCACAACAACTTGCATCACCAACAGCCTACCAGACTTACATGTCTCCATATCAACAAGATGTTATTGATGCTACAATGACAGACTTTGATATACAATCTGCAAAAGGTTTACCTCAATTATCTAATCAAGCAATTCAAGCTGGCGCATTTGGTGGTGGTAGAGAAGGTGTACAAAGAGCTGAGTATCAAGCAGCATCAGATAGAAACAGAGCATCACTATTAGCTCAATTAAGACAACAAGGTTTTGGTCAAGCACAGAATTTAGCACAACAAGCTTTAACAAATAATTTAAATTTAGCACAACAAACACCTGCATTGTTAAGTCAACAAATTGGTGCGTTAGGTGCATTAGGTACTCAAAGACAAGCAAGAGAACAACAACTATTAACAGCTGATCAACAATTAGCATCAAGACAAGCTTTACAACCATTAGAAGCAGCTCAACAATTTGGTTCTGGTGTTACATCTTTAATTGCAGGTTATCCTGGTAGAGAAGTTATTACAGCTGGAGCACCGGCTGCTTCTCCATTAGCAACAGGACTAGGAACTGCATCAACACTAGCTGGTATATACAGATTAATTAATCCAGCAAAATCATCACCAATTAATATAAATTATGGCGGATAATGAGTAGAATATTAAAAAGACCAATGTTTAGAAAAGGCGGAGAAGTCATGGAAGGTGTTATGACGGGTATCAAGCCTAGAGAATCTTTTGCAACAAAAGCTATGTCAAATGAAATGGCTGAACAAGTAAAAAATGTTCGAAACCGAATGAATTTAGTTGACGCTGTTGCAGGAGCAGGATCTAGTCCATTAGGAGATCCATTAACACAATTTTTGTTAACAGCTGGCCCAGATTTAGTTGCAGGTAAAGCAGCAGGCGGAAGTAAATTAGAGGAAATAATTGGTGGTATAAGACCAGGTATAGATAAAGCAGTTAGAATGCAACAATCAAAAGATCTTAGCAGAAGAAAATTAGCAACACAATTAATAGCAAAAGGTGGCGGTGATGATATTGCAAAAATAAGAAGAAACGCTAAAAAAATATCTCAACTAACAGGTAGAGATGAAACTACTGTATTTAATAGTTTGTTAAATAAATTTATGTATCAAGATGAAAAATCAGACAAGACACTATTACAACAAGAAAAATCAGCGTTTAAGAAATCGTTAATGTCTGAAACAGATGTTTACGGTAAAAAAGTATATAGTGCACCAGAATCAGATGCTATCACAAATGCGTATTATAGAATTAAAGATAAAAAAGATGCTAAAATAGACAATACTATGTTTAATATACCTAAAAAAGAATTAGCAAAATTAGAACCAAAAACAGTTCAAGTTGGCGGTAAAGATAGAAAAGCATTTACACCATCAGGTAATGTTGTCTATCAAGATGGATTTATATATTATGATGTAAGGGGTCAAGGCAAATACTTGATTTATGATGAAGAACAAAATGCTTTAATTACTCTAAAATAGAAAGGAGGCTAGATGTCTGATAGATTAAAATTACCAGAAGGCTTTTCTTTCGAAGAAGAAGAAATTATTGAAGAAGTTCCAAAAGAATTAGAAGAAGGCACTTTAACAGAAGAAGCAAAACCAATTCCAGAAGAAGAAATTCCTTTCTTTGGTAACATCGTTTCTCCAGACTCCAAGACAGGCACAGTTCAAGAAGAAGTTATAAGAGGTGTCAGTAAAATTATAGATAAAGTACAAGGCAAAGAAGTAGAACAAGATGCGTCTCTTATAGAATCTTTAACAGGAGCTGGTATTAGTGCTGGTATAAAAATACCAAAAGGGCTCATAACGTTTGGAACACTGCTATATGATATCTTTCAAGAAGAAGGTATACCTATAGATGAAACTTTAACAGGTAAACTTAATGACGCTTTTGAACAAACAACTTTAGGTAAAATAGAAAAAGCATCAGAAGAAGTAGCTGCAGAAACGGCAGCAGGTAAAATTACAGAAGCTATAGGTCAATTATATGGTGCAGGTAAAATAGCACAAAAAACAGCTATACCTGTTGTAGCAAAAACATCTCAAAAGGTTAGACAATTAGTTAGCAGTATTAAAGGTGGTCGATATGTAAAAACCTCTAATAATGTAAACGCAGCAAGAGCTGTTAAACAAGCTGATAAATTAAATAAAATAACAAACACAGATAAATTTGCAGCTATAGCAATAGGTGGAGGATTAGGAGCTGGATTTATTGTATCTGATGTAGAGGATATAGGAACATTTGGCGATTGGGATTTTTTAGATTTTCTACCTACAGGATTAGATAGAGAACAAAGAGAAAAAGGCGGTGAAGATGCACAAAGACAATTATTAAATAGATTAAAATTTGGCTCAGAACTTGCTTTTCCTATTGTGCCTTTTTTTGTAGGTGCAAGTAGAATAGGTAAGCTTATTGTGCAAGATGGCAAGAATATTGCATATAGTGATAGTATGTTAGAAAGATGGGTAGATAGATTTGTAGCTCGACCTTTTAGATCTAGAAGTAATAAGACACAAGAACTTTTTGATAACATTCAAAAACTAGAAGGTAAAAAATCTGCAGTAAAAATATTAGCTAAAGATGCTTCTAGAAATTTTGATGATACCATAAGAGAAATATCTAGAGAAAGTAAAGGCGCAGCGTTAGCTGTTAAAGACCCAAATATTATGTCAAAAACAATTGCAGACTTTATGTATTCAACAGACGATGTTGTTAAAAACAATAAAATTGTTTTCCCTGGTTTTAATAAAACAGTTAGAGATAGATTTACAGAGTCTCTAAAAAAATTAGGGGTATCAAAATCTTCAGTAGATAAAATAGTAAACAATACTAAAACATTTAGAGAAACGGCTACAGGTTTAAAAAATTTAATTAACGCTAGTAAGAATGTAAAAGTAGGAACAGATAAATTAAATAAAATATTAAATGAAAGAGTAAAAAATGTATTAGCTGTTGATTACAAAATAATAGATGACAACGCAGGTCTTTTTAATGGATATATACCTGTCAATGAGAACATACAACAAGTAGCAAAAGTTTTACAAAGATATGCAAAAAATAATGCCAAGTCATTAGATGATGAAACTGCAGTAAAGTTAGTAAACGATATAACTAAAAACGCATTTAAAGATAAGTCTACACAAGCGTTAGTGTTTGACATAGGTGAAATGAGTGCTTTAGCAGATGGACCTGTGCAAAGAGTAAATATAGGTAAGTATACTACCACAGGAAAATTTAAACCAGATGGTAGAGGTGGCCTAATACAAAAGGAGTCAGATCTTACAGCATTTAAAAAATTGTTTGGTGAATATAAAAATGCACAAAAAGGTATATATAGCGTAATGACAGATCTATCTGAAATTATAGCAAGAGATAAGTTTTATACTAATTTACTTAAAGACTCAGAAAGTATTGCTAAACAATTAAAAGCAGGAGCAGATCCTGGACAAATAGGAAGACCTATATTTTTTAAAAATTATAATGATGCAGTTGTTAAGTTACCCAATCAAGCAATAACAAGAGCACCATTAAGTTTAAAAACTAATTTACCAGAAACAATATATAAAAGTCCGTTAGATGGATACTTTACAACGCAACCTTATGCAGAAGCTATAAGAGTTGGTGATGCTGTTGTGGGTAGTTCTATTACTAGAAGTTTACCATACAGAATACTTATGCTAATACCAAAAGGATCTGCACAAGCAGCTAAAACTGTTCTTGGTTTTTTCACTCACGCAAGAAACTTTTTTTCTGCTGCAATTACAACCGTACACAGAGGTAATATTTTAATACCACCGGCTAAGATAGGTGAGTTTGCAAACAGAGCTAGAAAAGCTGTGCAGCCGCAACTTTTATATAGAATGACAGGTAATCCTAAATACAGAAATGCACCTGAAGATCAAGCAATGTATAGATTTTTATTAGAAGAAGGTGTTACAAACCAGAACGTAATAGCGAGAGACGTAGAAGGTATCTTTGAAGATGTTGCGCAGATAAGAACAAAATACGGTACAACAGATAGATTTTTTAATAAAGTTTTAAATACAGGAACAAAAAAATTTAAACAGATATATGATGTTGCTCAAGATCTATACACAGCGGAAGATGATGTATTTAGAGTTTACAATTTCTTAGCTGAAGCACATAAATTAGATGATGCTTTTGAAGTTGCAATTAAAAAAGGTATAAAAGATGCTTCTGGTAAAGTTGTAACAAGAGCTAATAAACCATCAGATTTAGCTATTATGAAAGAAGCAGCACAGATTGTAAGAGAAACTGTTCCAAACTATGCATATGTATCTGATTTTGTAAAAGGCGTTAGACGTTCACCTCTTGGAAGTTTCGCAGCTTTCCCTGCAGAAATATATAGAACAGGTGCAAACACTTTAACGAGAGGAATAAAAGAAGTTAAAGACCCTATAAGAAAATCAATTGGCTACAAAAGTTTAGTAGGACAAGGATTTACCTATACAGTATTACCAACTGCGGCAGTAGAAATATTCAGAGGTTTATATGGAATAACGAGAGAACAATTAAATGCTATAAGAGAAGTGTTACCTACATGGTCAGAAGACAATACTATTTTACCTATTTATGAAGATGGCAAATATAAATATATAGATTTTAGTCATGGTTTCTTTTACGACACAATGATTCAGCCTGCGCAAACAACATTATCAACAATACAAAGAGATCCAAACGCTCCATTAGTGCCTATGATATTAGAGAGTATGGTAAAATCAATGGGTAAAGTATTAGAACCTTTTATTCAAGAAGCTATATGGACTTCAACTGTCTTAGATCTTTTTGTAAGAGGTGGTCAAACTAAAGATGGTAGAAGAATTTTTAATGAAAGAGATGAGCTAGGTGATAAAATATCTAAATCATTTCAACACGCAGCATACGAACTATCACCTTTCTCTTATGCACAGGTGTTAAGATTAACTAAAGCTGCAACTGGACAAACACTAAAAGGTGAACAATATCAAATACCAGATGAATTGTTAGGATTTACTGGTTTTAGGAAAGTTCCAATAAATTTAGAAAAAGGTTTAAACTTTAAAATAGCAGAGTTTAAAAGAGATCAAAGAGCAGAGCGTGCTTTAATATATGAAGGCACAAGAACAGGTGATCCTATAATGGATAAGAATAAAATTATACAACAGTACATCAAGGCTAACAGGCAGCATTTAGAAACTTATAGTAAATTACGTAGAACATATGATGCTGTTAAAGTATTAGGTATGAGAGATCCTAAGATTGCAGAAGAGTTTGGTGATCAAAAAGCAATGCCTTTATATAGATTTATAGAAGATAACAGGTTTAAACCTTTCTCTGTAAGTAAAGATGTATTAAGAGGTTATTTAAAATTATCCGAAGAGAAGAATATACCAAATCCACTAGATGATGAGGTTCTTGATATATTACAAGAGATACAAGAAAAATTAATGGACGATCAACGATTAAATAAACCTTTTGTTATTAATGAAGAAGATTATCTAATAAAATCAGAAACTAGCATGGTACCACCATTACCGGAGCAACCTATGCCTAATCAGACAATAGTGCAGACTCCTCCACCTGTGTCTAAAACTGGGTTGACTATGACAGAACAAGCGTTATTATCAGAGGAAGAAAAAATGATGACACTTAAAAACAGAGGATTAGCGTAATGGCACAAAGACACAATGATTTTATTCAAGCATTAACATCAGGCTCAGCGCCTATTGGACCTGGTGTAATGGGATTAGATCAAGCAACCATGGATGCTATCAATTTTGAAAACATTAAAAGCGCAATAAATAGAAATATAAATTTAGATCCACAAGGCGATATTAGAACTTTTAATGTAAACGATGAATATAGCGATAGTGAATTAATGGAAAGCGATACAACTTCAAAGTCAAATCGTGGTATTTTAGATGTTCTTAAGTTTTTAGGTCAAGGAGCATTAGGTTTTGCAACAGACATACCTTTTATTGGTCAAGGTATTACAGGTTTAGCAAATATGCTTGGTGATACATTTAAAGGAAGTAGATTTTATAATCCTATGGGTGTAACCGGTCAAAGAATTTTTGCACCTGAGTCAAGAGTGGGTAATCCTTTTGGGTTAAACATGAGACGAGATGCTGCTAGTATTTCCCGTATGTTAAATAGGCAAGCTCAAGGTAAAATGATTGGTGAAAATAGATTAGCAGATATTATGGGTAAATTTGGTTTAAGTAATGTTGACACCGATGCAATGTCTGACTCAATCTCTGAGTCTGCTCAAACAGGTTACGGTGGATACGGTAGTTCTGAAGCTGCTGCAGCAGGAGCAGCTGCAAGTGGTGGTAGAGACTATAGCGATTCACCTGGTGCTATGGCTGGTGACATGGAGTATGGAGAAGAATAATGTCTAAAGATAACGCACTGCAACGAATAGACTCACACGAAAAACTCTGCAGAATTATGCAGAAACAAACTCACGACAAGATTCAAAAATTAGAAAATCAAATTACTAGAGTAGAAAGAATATTATTAGTATCTATGGGAGCAGTTATTACAGGTATGGGTGGTGTTATTTTAGTTCTCTTACAAAAACTTTAGATCCAAGCTTTTAATTCTTCACCCATTATTTCTGTAGCAATATTAACTTTATTACGAAGTGATTTTACAATCTTATCATCAATAGTATCTTCAGCCATAATATCAATATACGTCATAGGTTTTTCTTGACCTATACGATCTATTCTGGCCTCTGATTGCATTCTTTTCTCAAGATCATAACCATTAGAGTAATAAATCATTGTTGATGCACCTGTAAGTGTAATACCATAACCACCTGTTTGTGGTGTGCCGACTATAAATCTAACTGGTGATTCTTTATCTTGTATTTTTTTAATGGCCTTCTGTCTATCATCTGTAGACGTGTCACCATAATAAGTTACAACTGCATTTTCACCATGTTTTTTTGATATGGCCTCTACGATTTTTTCTATGTCATGCCTGTAATGAGCCCATATTACAGCTTTTCCCTCTACCTCTTCTAATATATCCATAAGTTCTGCAACACGATTGTTTTTTAAATCTTGAACTATGCCATCATTAGATTTAAAATGACCACAAGTTATTTGATGTAATCTCATAAGTTGTGTAATAACAGTTGCAGATGTAACCATCTTACCATTTAAAAATGCAATAGCTTCTTGTTTCATTTGTTTATAAACTTTCTTCTGTTCATCAGTTAGTTCTACAGTTCTTTTCATAAAAGTTTTTTTAGGTAGATCTAGACAATCATCTTTTAATACACGATACGAAAAAGGTTTTAGCTTTTCTGATAATTCAGCTAGATTTCTATAACCAACTACAATTTCTACAGACCTACCTGATACATTTATTTTTCTGCATACTGCATATCTTGTTCTAAATACATAGTATGATGATTGATCTAATAGATAAGGATCTAAAAAATAACATTGTGTAAATAAATCTAATGGTGATTTTGTAACTGGCGAACCTGTCAGTATTCTTCTATATTTTGTAAGTGGACTTAGTGATACTATATTTTTAGTACGTTTAGCTGCAGGGTTTTTAATTGTAGTAGACTCATCAATACCCATCAATGCTTTGTGACTATTTAAAAATTTTTCAGCGAATTGCATACCTTTTTTTGTAGAGAAAGCTTCTACATTCATAATTAATATATGAAGTTCAGCGCCCGTTGAAAACAAGGGTTTTAGGTCTGGTGCATCAGGTTTAGTTCTCCATAAACCTACCTTCTTTTCTATATAATCAGGCATATGATTTGGTATTTCAGAGTCAAACCAATTTTTATACACACCTTTAGGTGCTACTATTAGTGCGCCATCAATCTTGCCAGCGTTATACAACATAGCAATGTTATCTATTAACACTTTTGATTTACCTGTACCCATTTCCATAAAGTACGCAAATACTTCTTTATCCCATGACATTTCAAGGGCTTTTTTCTGGTGAGCAAAAGGCTTGCTTTTATATTTGTAATGCATAATATATTTTTACTTTCTATTGGAAGCATATATATTATGTGGTATTAAATGTCAAGAAGGATATATTAATGAAATTTAAAGACATACCGAAGTATACGGAAACTAGGAACGTCTACGTTATTCAAGACATACCAGGATCTAAAGTAGGGACACCTAAAATAAATATTATTGGAGCTACACAATTTGGTAATCTAAAAGTTTGTTTACCTGAAAACTCACAGATCATTTTGAGTCCAACGTATGTAATAACAACGTTGAGAAGTAAATTAAAAGACTACACAAAAAAAGATTATTTACTACTTACAGGCGATCCGGCTATCATAGGGGTTGCATGTTCAATAGTATCAGATATTACAAACGGTGAATTTAATTTACTAAAATGGGACAAACAAGAAAGGCGATATTATCCAGTAGAAATAAATTTACATAATAGGTCTTGACAATAATATATAAACCTATATATAGAAAGATAAGAAAGTTATGACAAAAATAGATTTTGAAAATGATAGAATGCAATCTGTTGAGCAGATAGATTCCGCTAAACGATTGTCAGATAAAATTTTAGAACTTAAAGATTTAGAAGATGAAGTTGCAAATGCAGAAGAGTCTCTTAAAAAATTAAAAGAGAAAGCAAAAGTAATTTCATCAGTAGAAATACCTGCAATGATGGACGACATGCAGATAACAAAATTAAAGCTGAAGGATGGCGAGTCAGTAGAGATTAAAAAAATCTACGGCGCTTCTATTCCTAAAGATCAACAAGGAGCAGCTTTTACATGGCTTCGTAACAACGGTCTAGGTGATGTTATTAAAAATGACATTACCGTTACCTTTGGTCGTGGCGAAGATAACAAGGCGGCAGAATATGCTGACCTTGCAAAGGGTCAAGGGTTTGAGCCAGTTCAAAAGATTGGTGTAAACCCTATGACTCTGAAAGCTCTAGTGAGAGAGCGTCTTGAAAATGGTCAAGATGTTCCGACTGAGCTATTTAAACCGTTTGAGGGTAACCAAACTAAAATAACAAGGAGAAACTAGAAATGAGTGACGCGAAACAAGTAGCAACTAAGAAGGAAAACCTTCCGTCAGCTTCGTTATTCGAAGCAGATGCACAACTAGGTTTTGAGAATGTGAAGACAGAAAGTCTGGCTCCACCTATCTTAAAACTTTTACAGAATGGATCAGCAGAAGCACAGAAACGTAATCAAAATTACGTAGAAGGTGCAGAACCTGGTATGTTCTTAAACACTGTTACGAAACAGTTATATAATGGTGATAAAGGAATACAGGTTATTCCATGTCATTATAAATTAGAATACCAAGAATGGGCAGATTATGGAACAGGTTCAGGTAGACCTGAAATGATCTATCCTGATACTTCGGATATTTTAGATAAAACTACAAAGGGACCTGATGGCAAAGATAGATTACAAAATGGTAATTATATTTTAACTGTTGGTCAACACTTTGTAATTATCGTAGGTGATAGGGGATCTGAAACTGCAATGGTATCTATGAGTTCATCTCAAGGTAAAATTAGCAGAAAATGGAATTCCATGATGAAGTCTATTAGTTTAGATGGTAAGAATGGTCCTTATACTCCACCATCGTTTAGCCACATGTATAAATTATCTTCTGTATTAAATACAGGAAAAGGTAATCAATGGTATGGCTACAGCGTAGAAAAAATTGGTATGTTAGAAGATGCTAATATGTATGAACGAGCGAAGAAGTTCTACGAAGGCATTAAAAACAAAGCATAACAAGTTTTGGGGAGGCTTTCTCATTCCAGCCTCCCCGAAAGCAAAGTGGTGATGACAGACATAGATAAATTTTTAAATATATTTGCGGGCTCATTTAGCGCGTACGGTCAAACTAGAAAAACAGACGAGTTTGACGACAGAGGCAAACATAAAACAAAATCTTTTATAATAAAGAAAACTCCAAGCACACAAATGTTTCAAGAACATTTAGATGGTAAAGAACCTGCTCTTGGTATTATTCCAATCAACGAACAAAACAAATGTCAGTGGGCATGTATAGATATAGA